ATCTGGCCGTTGGCGATCGTCGCCGGGGTGTTCAGCTCCGGATCGGCCCAGGCCTTGCCGTCAATGATGGCGCCCTCGGCCTGCAAGCTGCGCAGGTAGGAGTTGACGCCATCGACGACGTCGGAGAGGAATGTCTTGGTGATGTTGCGGTCCACAGCCCAGAGGAAGCTCTGGAGAATGGCGTCGTTGATCATGTCGGCGGTGCGAACGACCGACAGAAAGCTCCACTGCGGGTCGGCCGAGCAGGTGCGGTTACCCCACAGCCGGTAGCCCTGCTGGTAGATCACCGTCGCGATGTCGTTCTGGTTGAGCAGGTTCGCGCGGCTGGAGTAGTCGCCCATGGCGAAGTCCACCGGGCGATTGGTGCCGAGCACGCCGTTCAGGACCTGGCTCGAAGGGCTGAACCAGAAGCCATTGGTGGCGTCCTGGTTTGCAATCAGGCCGGCGACGTAAGCAGAAGCCGGCTGCGTGTCGTTGACGTCCGTGACCGGGTTCAAGCGGGTCACGCCCGGGTCGACCAGGAAGATGCGCTTCGAACCCCAGTCGTTGCGGAAGCTGATCGCCGCCGCGTCGGTCGTGAGCGGTCCGTTCGCCGCGCTGGGCCCATCGGCCACTTGGATGGCGCGCAGCTTGCCCGCCACTGCATCCAGCGCGGCGATGACAGCGTTAGCCGTTGTCCCTGTCTTGACGCCGGTAAAACCCGGAGCGCAAAGGATGCGCGGCGTAACCCCGGCAACGCTCGCCGCGGCGAGCAGAGCCTGCGCGCCGGTGTAGGCGCCCGTGGTGGCGTTCGTGCCGCCGACCGCCGCCGCCTGCGTGACCTTGGTCGGGTCGAGGTAGCTGTAGGCCACGTTGAGCGTGGCATTGGCCGCGATCTTGCCGCCGGCGACGAGCGTGATCAGACCTTTGTTCGCGTCAACGGTGTAGTCCGTGCCGGCTGCGATGCCCGCCATCGTGTAGGTCACGATCACAGCCTGGTTCGCGACCATGCTGCCGCCGCCCACCTGCGTGATCGTGCCGCCGGCGAAGGTGTAGTCCGTGGCCAGCGCATAGGTCTTCGTGCCGTCCGAAGACTTCACGACCGGCGCGCTGGCGCCCGCGGGCAAGGGCAGGGCAGTACCCTGGAACGTCATGGGCGCCGTCACCGGGCCGGTAAGCGCGAGAGCAGACACCGCGACATGCGGAAGCTGGATCTGGCCCACCGAGCTGAACGCCAGGGGAGCGGCAGCAACGCTGGTTTGCAGCGTGTTGTCGCCCGGGTCCGCCACGTTGACGACGACCACCTGGGCGCCGCACTGTGCGAAGATCGCAGCCAGCGCGTCGGGAATCGTGAAGCCGTAGCCAGCCGGACCGAATGTCTGGGTGGCGAGCTGCAGACTCCCGCTGATCAGCGTCGGAGTGTTGAGCGGCCCGAACGGTGCGGAGCCGATCAGGCCAATGACAGCCGAGGACGGGGTAGTGATCGGCCGCGAGCCGGTGTCGATTTGCAGAACTTCGGCACCGTGCAGAAACTGGTTTCCTGGCATGAATGAATTTCTCCTTTGAGTGGTTTACGCCGGTTCGGGCCGGCCGGAAAGATCAAGCTGAAAATGGAAAATTGCAGCGCGGCTACTTCGCCGGCGCAGTGAATGTGGATCCGTCGTAGGTCCAGCCGACCCCTGGCATCGGGTTCAGATTATCGATGCGGATGGCGCCGGGATACTGCGCGCTGATCTTGGCCGGAAGTCCTGTCACGACCTGGGTGACGACGCCAGACGTCACAACTGCAAACGTCTGCGGGGCTGTCCAGGTCGTGCCATCGAAGCCCCAGCCGATGCCGGGCTGTGGCGCGACGTTGTCGATGCGCGGAGTACCAGGATAGTGCTGATCGATGAACGTCTGGTCAGCAACAATCGTGTTGGTCACTACGCCATCCTGGATGACGGCATAAACGGTTTCGGATGCGGCCACGGCGCAGAACGCCACAACAAGCACAAGCAGAGGGGTGTTGATGATTTTCATGAGGTACTTCCTACTCCTGCCACGTCACGATCACGATTCCAGAACCGCCCGCGCCGCCGGTATAACCTGCGTTCGTAGCGCCCCCTCCGCCGCCGCTTCCCGTGTTTGCGCCTGCGGCGGTAGCTTGCAGGACATTCGCGCCGCCATTTCCGCCGCCGCACGCACCTTGTCCAGCGTAAGCAGCGCCATTCGTGTTTGATCCGCCGCCACCACCGCCCGCGAAACCACCGCGACATTGTCCACCACTTCCGCCGCGTGAACCAGACGGAGTGAATCCTGCGCCATTTGCGCCAGTACCGCCAGAATTGGTCGCCGAGGCGCCATCGTTTGAAAAGCCAGCAGTCCCACCCGATGCGGACACCAATGCGCCGAAAGTGGTAGTTCCGCCCGCGCTCGCTGCCGCGCCGCCCGCACCGATCGTCACGGTTGTTGCAACGGTCGCTTGGACCATCTTCACGACTACCTGCCCGGCGTTGCCCCCACCGCCCGGGTAACCGCTTGAGTTCCCAACGCCACCACCACCGCCGCCGCCAACGGCTTCAACCGTAACCCAGCCGCCCAATGCCACCAGGTTGGCCGACGGCGTGAAAGTCCCGGACGTCAGAAAGACTTGCTGTTTGGTGACTGTTTTACTCCTGAGGAGTGTTGACAGTGAGGTTTGCCCGTAAGCAAACGCGCTCAACAAGAGCAGGCAGAAGATAAAGCGTTTCATGTTAGAAGATTCTCCAATCGCTCGTCGCCGCAAAATAGATCAATGCGAACCCACCGTAGGTGATATCCACGGTCAGCCCGTTTGAATCGCCCATTACCTTTTGCCCAGACGATGGAACGATGGTGAACGTGCTGCCGACCGTCAGCCCGTTGATGAAGAGCACCTGCTGTCCGTCCGCAGTTCCGGCCGGAAGCGTTACGGAGATTCCCACCGCGGTCACGTAGTAGCCGTTTTGGAGCGCTGCGCTAAACGAAGCGCTTTTTGCGCTCCACGTCAGCGTGGGCGCGCTCAGTGTGCCATTCGAATAGCTGAGCCCGCTACCCACAGTCACCGAAGCGAATCCGCCCTTACCATCACCGGCCAGCAAGGCCGCGGAACTCAGCGCGGGAATTGCGGCGGTATTGAGCGTGCCGTTCGCGTAACTGAGCCCGGCGCCGATGGCTACAGAAGCGAATCCACCCTGGCCATTGCCCGCCAGGATCGCCGTCGTACCCAACATGGCGAGCGCGGTCGCCTGGAGTGCGTTCTCCCAGGCGGTGATGGCAGCGAGCGTTTGCGCCTGCCACGTGGCGACGGCCGCCAGCGCGGCAGCCTGCGATTGGGCGATGGCAGCGACGCTCGTGTTTGCGTTCGTCACATCCTGATTGAGCGTGGCGAAGGTCGGGCTCAGCACAGAGTCCAGCCGTGCCAAGCCGAAGTCTGTCAATTCCTGCACGGCCGCTTGCCAGGCGATATTGAGTGCTTCGAGCGCCGCAATGCGCGTGTCCAGATCCTGGAAGCGCGGGTTGAAAGTCCCCGCGCTCAACGCCGTCTGGCCATCGGTGAAGCGGTACTTATCGAAGCTGAGTGGCATCCTGGACGCTCGCCTGGATCGGAATCAGCACATCCCCCCGGAGGCGATACTCGCGCCCCGGGTACAGTCGCTCGCCCAGCACCTCCACGGTTTCCGCGAGATGCACGACGTACTGGGCGCCCGGGTCGATGGCAGGGGCCTTGCTGGCGGGCGCCTCGCTGGCTTTCTGTTCAGTAGTTGTTGGCATGAAATCCTCCCATTACTGCGCAACGTCGGTGCGCTCAACGATCTGGAACGGCGCGGCGGTCGATTGCCGCGTGCCTTGAATGTTGATGCTGTAGGTGCTGATCGCGCTCGGCGTGAACTTGAATGTGAACCGCAAGCCCACGCCATCGGGCTCGAGCGCCGAGCTGGTCAGCGATGGCGTGATCCTATTGCCGCCGCTGCCGAGCGTGCACGCGAGCGTGTGCACGCCCGCGTTGTAGCCGACCACGACCACCTGCACCTGGATGCTGCTGCTCGCCGGCGAGATCGTCCGCACCGCACTGGTATGGTTGAACGCCACCGCAGGCCGGGACACCACGACAGCGGTCGCATTGGCCAGGATGGCCGGCGCCAGGTCCGAGGTGCCCAAGAAGACGGCGCGGAGCGGCACGAGCTGCGGCGCGGCGTTCAACGGCGCGGTCGAGTCGCCCAGGTTGTACCACTGGCCGTTGACCTGGAACTGAAGCTGCAGGCTGGTGCCCTGCGGCGTGACCTGGGAAACGTTAATGGCGAGATCCGTCAGTCCGCCGGCGAGCGACACCGGCTGGAGCTGGACCTGCGACAGCGCATTCACGAACTGCGCACCGTACAGCGTGAACATCAGATCCTTGGCCAGGTCACCGGTGAAGTACGCGCCATCGGTCGAGTAGAAGATCGTGCCGTTGGTGTAATTGTTCCCGCTGACCGTGGCGATGCGGTGGTTGCCCTGGGTGAGAATGACCATCCCGTAGCGCGTGCCGGCCTCGAGCAGCACGGCCGGGATCGGGATGTTCGTCGCCTTCGGATAGGTCTTCAGCGTGCCGACGGGCACGTTCACCACCGCGATCGTATTGGTTAGATCCGGCTGGCCCGCCACGGTCTTGGTGATGGCCACAGTAAGGTCGCCGGTCGATGCGACGGAGGTCAGGTACAGATCCAAGGCCGTGAGCCACATGGCGTTGGAGACCAGGAAGGTCTGCGCGACCATGGCGCCGTTGATCGAGGTCGTGTTGGTCTGCAGCGCGTAGCTGGTCTGCGTGTACGCGTACCAGTAATAACTGTTCAGATAGTACGCGTAATAAGGATAGTAATAGTTCCAGAACTGGCCTTGATACCAATACGGGTAGTAGTTCCATGCCCAGCCGTACCGATACTGCCAGACCGTCTCCTGCTGCTGCACGAGACTCTGGGTCTGGACCTGGTACTGCGACAGCGAGATGTCGCCGGAGTAGCCCGTGGTCTGAATGCGCGGAACGCTCGTGTATGCCGGCAGAATCAGCCCGCGCGGGCTCTTGATAACGCTCGAGTCGATCGGGTTGAAAAGATCGAAGGGGAACGTCCCGCTTGCCGCATCGGGAAAAAGAATGCCATTGCTGACCTTGGCTGCGTAGCCGTTCGCGGCCGGATTGCTCTTCGTCAAATCGCCGAAGAAACTGGATTCGTACGAGGAATAGGAAGACGGCAGGTTGAGCTTGGCCTTTGTGCGCGCGAGATCAGCGGCCATCTGCGTCACCAAACTCAACGAGGCCATGCCGTTGGTCTTCGCCGCGAGCGCGCTCAGATCGGTAGCGAGCGATGAGGTTTTGAGTTGCACCTGGGTGCTGGTGGCCTCGAGCGTCATAACGCGGGATTCGTGGCTCGCCAGGTTCGGCAGCACGTTGCCCGACTGCATGGCAACCGCGGTGATGCCGGTCGGAGAGATGGTGATGGTCGCGATGAGCAGGGCATTCGCTGGAATCGTGGGCAACTGCGGGACAGGTGACTCGACGCCGGCGACAAACTGCAGATTGCAGGTGCGGACCGTCTGCAAGGCGGTCGACTGGGTCTGCGCGAGACCGGTCTGCGCATTGACCAGGAACGAACGTGGCTCCACATCGGCATCTGGATTGACCGAGCCCCAGGCGATGAGCGCGATGAGCTTCGGATTGTTCAGCGGCAGCATGGCCTGCAGCGAATTCGTGGTCGCCGTGGGGTATTGATACACCCACAAGCCCGCGCTCCCCGAAGGATTCGTGCCCTGCGCGTACAGGCGGCCGGGAGCCACATTCACCTGGGTCTGGCCGTTTTGGGTGGCAGTGAGCCCGGTGAAGTACATGCCAGCCGGGGCGATTGCGTCGAGCGCGATATGGTCGATGCCGTCCGCAGTCCACTGCTGCAGGTCAATGAAGTCCTGCACCTGGAAGTCCATGTTTTGCTGAAAGTTGAATTGTTGTTCCATCGGATCTCTCCCTACTCACGCGGCAGCATGGCGCCGCACATCGTCGCCGGATCGCACTGCGCCTGGCGTCCACAGCTCACGACCGCGTAATTGCGCGTGTCAACGAGAAGCGTGTCCCGGAGCGAGGCGCAGCGCGCCAGACTGTCGCAGTAGCGCGTCAGCCACTCGTAATCCTCCGCCACGAAGTACCCCTGGCCGTAGTAGCTGGGTGCCGACGGTGAGCGCTGCAACGGGAACCAAGCCCGGATCTGCGCTGTGTGCGGCTGAACGCCCGTGTGGACGGCATCGACAAAGAAACTCTTGCCACTGGCCTCGAGCGTGCGGTTCTCATTGAACAAGTAGAGCCGGGCGTACACGTGGTTGCTGGCGTCTGACGCCTGCCAGTACAGCCCACCCGCGCCGAAGTACGCGCCGGCGAAAATGCAAGGCGCGGAATAGGTTTCCGAAATCCAGTCGGGAAACACCTGCGTCGGCTCGACGCCGGCGTCGACGAGTTTGTAATTGACTCCCAGCCCCGGCCCGGCGTAGCTCTGCAGGAGTTGCAGTAGGTAAACCGGTGCGTCTACAGCAGTGCCGAATCTCGGAAAGCCGCCGGCGTAGGTTCCGTGCGGGTTACTGATTGGCACTTGGATCTGCAAGTACGCCACACCGCCCGCCGTCCACTCCGACACTGCACATTGAGTAGTCGATCCCTGATCCTCAATGAACGCCTGCGGCAGCGCTCGTTCCGCCGCGCCGAGGTCGAGGCCATAACAGTGGCCCATGAACCGGCCGGCGAACGTTGCGCCATCCGGAACAGCGTAAGGATCGGAATCGGTGCGCAGGATGAGTTGCGGATAGACAGCTAGCGCCGCGTCCTTTTCTGCCCGCGTTTGCGCCGCGCCATAGTAAAGCTGGCAGGGTGGCCGGACGACGTTCGTCACCGTGCCGCCATAAAGCCCAGTCACCCGGCGAACGCCAGCGAGTGTCCCGTCGACCCGGTGATCCGGGAGTGCAGAGCCAACTACCGCGCGCTTCTTCGCCTCGTCCCACGCGACGTCCCACGCATCGACGCCCATGGCCCAGGCGAGCCAGGGCAACAACTCCGCGGGGATTGTCTGCGGATTCCACAGTGCGCGGATGCCCACGGGACCGTCGTCGCCGAGGCGCCATCCCGCGCTCTCCACGTTCCGCTCAAACAGCGTCGCGTTGGGCGGCAGGACCAAGGGGGTGGTGCTCATTCCGTCCTCGCTGGCGCTACAGTGACGGTCACCGCGTCGCAGACGTTGATCTTGTACGGATCACCAGCAACGTCGGTGACCGGCGACTGGATCGTCGCGTTCTGCACTCCGGCTTGGTCGAGAGCACCGTACATGCCGGCGAGCGTGATGCCGTAGCCCAGCCGTTGTACGTTCTGCGTGTAGGCCGTGAGCGCGTTCGTGATCGCCGAAGTGACAACACTCGCGTCCGGTCCGGGGTAGAGCGTCACGGTGGCCGCTATTAAATAATGTTGGATCTGCGCCCCCTGCACCTCCACCACATCGGTCAGCGGCCGGACGTCATCCGCGTTGAGCGCGGCAGACACCGCAGCCAGCAGGTAGGGCGAGGCAACACCGCCGTTATCGCTGCTGTAGATGGTCACAACGACATTACCCGGCGCCGGTGAGAACGCGCTCGCGTCCGCCACGCGCAGGTCGGCCGAGAACGCAAAGTAGATGTAGGCGTTCCCTGGACCGGCACAGGAGAAAGCATCGGGCGCGAGTTGCGCGCGTAAGCGCAGCCGGTCGTCCGTTTCGCTCGTCACATTGCCCTGCGCGTCCGTGAACGTCATGCGCTGGACGCCGAACAGCGCAGCCAGATTGTCCAGGTTAGAGCCCAGCGCCGTCGCCAGCATGTTGGCATTCGCCGCGTCGTTGATCCGCTGGCGCAACATCATCTCCCGGTAGGCAAACGCCTCCACCAGCTTCACGGCCGGATCCGACTCGAGCAGCGCGGAAAACGACGGATCTCGCGTCACCAAGTCCTGCAGGATGTCCAGCTTGATCGACTCGAAATCGATCGTCTCCACCACATCCGGCGGCGTGAGCGTCGAAAGGTCAATCAGGTTGAAGCGGCTCATGAAAGTTTCAGGCCCTCAATGTTGATGACTTGCCCATCAGGCAAATACAGCGCACTCAGATTGATGGAGATGGAACCGTTCGCCGGGTCCGCGGTGACCGTTACGCTCTGCACCTGAATCCGCGGCTCCCACGTGGACAGCGCGCCTACCGCGGCCGCCGTGATCGCCATCTTCGTGCTCTGGTTGAGCGGCTGATCGATCAGCGCGAACAGATCCGAGCCGTAGTCGCGCAACATCACCCGGCTGCCCTTGGGCGTCAGGAGAATGTCGCGGATACTCTGCTCAAGATGACTGAAGCCGGCCAGCTGTGCGCCGGTGTCCACGTTCATGCCGATCATAGTTGTGCTGGCGGAACCATCTGGGCCACCGCGCCCGTGGCGTGCACATTGCCGGCCACTTTCAGCGTGCCGGCCACCTTCCCGTTCAGCGTGAGATCGCCATCGACCGTCAGCGCGCCGGTAAGCGTCAGGCCATTCTGCGCGTTCACTGCCACAGCCTGCGCGGTGACTGCGGCGTTCCCCTGAATGTTGATAGTCACCGTGCCCACAGCCTGAACTGTGAGTGCATGTGCCGCGCGATCGTAAGTGATCGTCGTGCCGTCCGAGTACTTCGTGACGTTCTGATCCGCACTGTTCGACGGCGCCGGCTTCGAGCCGGAATACAGCGAGCCGATAATGACGCCTTGCGACAGGCTTCCACCCGGGCAGAGGATCGCCACGTGCTCGCCGGCTTCTGGCGCCCACCAGGTGATGTCTCCGCCGGCGCGCGTAGTCAGCCACGGAAGCGCTGCGGTCTGCACCTCTCCGACCTGGACCGTCGCCACCGCGTTTTGCAGGTCCACGGAGACGACCAGGCCGCGGTGGATCAGATTGCTCACCTGCTGGTTGAGCCGCGCGGTGTCCGGATCCTGCAGGTCGCCGGTCCTGGCCCCGCGTTGAATCAGAAGGTCCAGCATGCCTTAGCCGCCCACCACTTCGATGTAGTCCGCCTCATTGGCAGCGCCAATATCCGGCGCAAAGCCGACAAAGACCTTCGTGGGCTGGACGCCGTCCACGCGGGGATCCGTAATGGTCTCGGTGTAGTACGTGACCGTGTAGACGAGCTGCACCATCGCCACCGCGTCGACGCCACCGGGCTTGAGTGTAACCGCGCTGCTCTGGAGCAGCGACTTCGAAGCGTTGCCGCCCAGCGTCGGATCGGAGTC